TCATAGCCTTATCGTCACGGTGAGGTCACGCCCTGGCGTGCCGGTGCCGCCTGGGGCGACGGACAGGATGTCCAGGTTGATCTGGGCTCCGGCCGTGAGCGGCGGTAAGCCGAAGCCCCAAACTACATTGGACATCGTGCCGTCCGCGGGGATGGTCAGACGGCAATAGGACGCTGCGTCCAGGCGCAGCTCGAGTTCGACCGGCGCCCCGGTCGGCGGCTCTCGCAATACCGCAAATACGTCTCGCACCGACTGCGCTGCCTCGACCACCAGCGGCGGCGTGACATCGGATTGGATAGCCAGGTAGCCTTCCACTTGAAGCGAAAACTGGCCTCCGTGAAGCGTTCTCAAACCCAGGTCTGTAGTGCTAGTGAGACTGGCCGGTGAGACGTCGCTGCTGCCGCGCATATTCGTCCCCACCAATTCGGCGCTGGCGATCCGAACATCCGGCAGGAAGATCGGATGACTGTAGCTGCCGCTGGCGGGACTGCCGAAAAAGTCCTTCGGGAAGGAGAGTACGTAGGTCCTCTTACTCAGCCGGTAGATCAGCGTGGCCTGGAGATGAACGGCAGCCGTGCTGCCGTGGACGCCCCTGACGACGCCAACGGAACCGCCCTCCAGCAGTTCGGTCACCGCCATGATCTCGGCGTCCGCCTGGATCAAGTCCCCGGCTTGCACGCCTCCACCCGGCGACAGGTTTACGGCCTCGTCCGTGGCGCTCATCTCAGCGCTCAAAAGGAGTTGTGAGGGGCTGGCCAGCTCATTCCAGTAGTACAGCCCCAGCATGCCGCTCGTGATTGTTCGGGTGTTGGCCAGATTCTCAAAGCCGACGGCGGTCAGCTCCACGCTTCCCTGGCCGGCTGGCAGCAGCCCGAAGATCGGTCTGCCTGGCCGGTCCGCGTCCCACGCCGTCCCAGTCGAGTCGCCGATTCTCCAGCGCGTTACTGGCGACAGTTCATAGGCGCACTCCTGATCGTTGACATTGGCCGCCCGCCCGCAGATGTGCAGCGTGGCTCCTGGGCGATTGGGCGCCTCGAACTCCACGGGGCTCGTGCGCCCCAGGGCGCCGAAGTGCCAGCCCGCCTCCGCCACCACATAGGTGCTCGACGCTTCGGGTTCCGTTTCCCATGCCGCCCCGACCGTCATGGTCGTTGCGTCATTGGACAGAATCTTGCGTTCTTCTCCGCGTCCCTTGCCCGCGGTAATTCGAACCACCATCCCCCGATACTCGTTGGCGGTCATGGTCAGAGTCGGATTACCGATCGTATTGACCGAGTGGATTTCAGCCGCCAGCTCGGGCTGAAGTTCCAGCCGCCAGTAGAAGTTCGCGTGATCGTAGTTGGCGTCGGGAGGAGCTTCCAACTGGATTGCCAGTCCGGTGTCCAGGAAGGTTGCGGCCACGCTCTGCACCGTGGCAATGAGAAACAGGTGCACCGGATTCGTGCCCCGGTATACGCTGAACCCGCTGGTGCCGGAGGAAAAGCTCAGTCCCTTCAACTGGACGGCGTTGCTGTCCGTGCCTGGCGGAATCGTAGCGCGCATCAGGAATGACAGCGGGCTCTCCCCGCCGTCAGCGGATGCTGCACTGAGCGCGTAGTAGAGCGTCTGATCGCCCTTCAGTTCGCCGCCGGTTGTGGAGACAGCAGGAGACAAGTCCACCAAAGGGATGCCGGGGCCGCTCGTCGAGGGCTGCCGCGGAACCACAAACCCGGCCTTGAGCCGGATACTGGTTTGGCCTTCGCTCGTCTGATCCGCCGTCTCCTGAATCTCGAAATCCGTCTCTCCGTCTGCATTCAGGATCGAGCCCAGCAGCGGCCTCGGCAGGCCCATCCCGGAGCCCGCCTGTCTTCTGTTTCCGCTGCCGCTGGCGCTGGCCGCATCCGTGTACCACTCGTCGTCGTGAATCTGGGCGGTGATGACTGCCGTGCGGTGGTTGAGCCCTGGCGACACGCTCTGGACGCGGAAGGCTTGCCGCCAATACCCTTCTTTCAAATAGGTCAGCGTGATGAGATCACCCGGCCTCAGATCGACTCCCCTCACGCTGGTTTCGAACTGGGCGTATTTGTTGCCCCGAATCGACTTGTTGAGCTGAAGCTGGATGATTCTTGCCGCCTGGTGGAAATTGGGAATCCCCAGTGCGTTCAGCGTGGCGCTGATCTCCTGCCCGGTGAGCAGGGCGTCATCCACGTCCACCAATGAGAGGCTGTCCTGTTGGTACTCGTTGAAAGCGTCTTGAAATTCAACGCTGAATCGATTCGACGAGTCGGCCGCGCTCTTGCTCCAGAACTTGAGGCTGGGCTCGCCGCTGTCCTTGCGCAGAATGCCGGAAAACCCTGACGTCCCGTCTCCGAATTCGTAGCACGGCCAGCCGTCGTTCAGCGTTTCGGTGCTGTTGCTTCCCGCCGCTTTGTCCGGTTGCTGCAGAGCCAGGCTGTTCTCGGCCCGCAGTTGCAGCCGCCCGTCCGTCCCGGGTGTGAGGTAGACGCGGCAGGCTGTCCGGACGCCGCGGATTACGTCCGCTACGCTGCGCCTCCGGCGCAGCACCAGGTTGCATTGATAGCGGCGGATCTGTATGGCATTGCCGTACAAGTCCTGGGCCGGGATCTCGCCGGCACAGTAGGCCGCGGTCTGAGCGAAACTGGCCGCGTCGATTCCCTCCATCGTCCAACCGCAGCGCCTTAGGATGTCCAGGATCACCCACGCCGGATTGTTGTCGAACGCCAGGTCCAGTGGCTGTCCGTCCGCGCCGTAGCGCGCGACTTTCAGGCCATCGATCAGAACCTGGACCTTGGGAAGGCTGCTGCCGTCATTGATCCGGTTAGGGACAACCAGCGACAGAAACGCCATGCTCCCGTAGGGATCGCCCAGGGGATTTCCGTTCGAGTCCGTGAAGTCCCTGTTAAATTCGCCCGTCCGTCCGCCGCGGCCGACGATGTTGAACCAGCCCGTAGCGGTCATGTTCGTGCCCGCTCTTCCCGCCGGTATCTCAATATCGTTGACCAGGACCTTCTGCACGCCTTCGATCTCGCCCATCCCCAGGAGCACTTCCATCAGGGTCAGGTTCCCGTCGTTTCTGGCGAAGACAATCGGCGGTGCGTACCACGCGGTCCCGTAGACCATGGGAACGAAGTCGTTGTACCGGCCTTCGTTCTCCAGTACCGCCGATGTGTGGAAGGACTTCTCCCCGTAAGTTCGAACTTGAATCGAGGGCGGCACGAACTCGATGCCTCCGAAGCGGCGTGTGGGACTCGCGGCGGCGTCCTGGCTGAACATGCCCCTCGCCTGGCACTGCGCCCGCGTGTAGTCGCAGAGCGTGTGCGGGACGCCTCCCGCCAGGCTTCCGCACCCGCCTGGAACGTCCGGGGAGTAGCCGCACCGGTAGAACGCTGAGGATGGCCCCTGCGTTCCCCCCGTGGCTGCTTCCGCTCTTTGCGCCGCATTCGCCGGGAATCTCCAGGGGCACAGGCGCTGGATGCGGACCTCCGGCGTCAGCAGTCGCTGCAAGTTCATCCGGTTGGTCGCGGTGACCCGCAGCGTCGTTTCGGTGATCTCGTCGGGGGCGTTCGCCGAGCCGCGGAATAAGACCGCGCTCGGTGAGGCGGCCACGCCATTCTTCAGGTCGAAGAATAGGAAGCGGACCGTTACCTTTGCGCCCTTCCACCCGGGGCTCTGTTCGATCTGCGAGCAGACCGAGTCCACGTTCGCCAGGTTGACCGAAAGCCGCGCCAGGCTGTCGATTCCCTCGTTGGCATCCGACCGCATGTCGAACAGATTGTGACCCAGCACCCGCGCTTCGTATTCCTCGCCGTCCACCTCGACTCTGTGCGTGCAATACCTTGCGGTCCAGTCGGAGGCAAGCTGGAAGGTGAATAAGAAGAGCGGCGTCTGCGTGGTGCTGAGTTCCTTTAATTCGGCGATAGTCGGCAAGATGCTCCTAGCTGTTTGGAAACGCCACGATGCGCAGCGTGCAGCAATGCTCCTCGGGTCCCTCGGAAGTCATCCGCAAGACGTCATTGTCAAAGCGCGCCTGGTAATACACTCCATTGCGCGTGTTCGTTCGCCGGTAATCGGATGGTGCGGTCTGCGCCTCAACCTGCATCCCGAACACGTCCACCTGCGCGCCTCCATCGATTCGGATGCCGAACAGAACTGCAGGGTCTGCGCTCTCGCTTCGTCCTGAGTGAACCAGCCGCCTCCAATTGGATTGGACCGGCTGCGTTTCCGACTCTTCCACGACTCCCGCTGTGCGGAACAGCGTCAGATTCGCCGGTGTATCGCTCCGTGCGTAGAGGCTGAAGCAGTAGTGGAAGTTGCCGGGACCGGGGACGAATTGTTGCAGGTAATCCGGCGTCTCGCTGGAATTATGGATGAGTGTGGCTCTGGTTCCTCCGAGCGGATCGGCCACGTTCTCGGTAAGGGTGAGCGAAGTTCCCCTGGACCAAGTCGCCTCCGCCAGTTCCTCGCTGTAGTGCAATAGATTATCGGTCGGGTCGAGAAACGTGAATTCCCCCAGCCTTCCCTCGGTTTGGCGGAAGAACGTTTCCAGATTCTCGCGCTCTTGACTGGTGAGGGCTTGAAACGTGAGATCCCACTCGATCCTCGCTCCACCCGGATCGAAAAACTTGAGCCACCGGCCGCCGGGTGTTCGGCTGACGATATTCCTTTGCACCCTGCGCTTCACCAGCGGATACTGGACCGTCGCTCCGGTCACAAGCTGAGGAAAGTAGAGCATCTCATTCCCCGTTCTCTTCTACGATCAGCGTCGTCTGTCCTCTCATCACGTCCTGGAAGTCCAGTGCCAGAATGTCGCTCTCCAGGCTGCAATTCTCGTAAACTGTCTCGTCCCACGGATCGGTGAACGAGAAGCTTCCGAGTCTCCCTTCGTGCGCTTCGAAGAACTCTTCCAGGCGCGCCATCTCGCTCTCGTCCAGCAGTTCCAGGCGGATCTCCCACTGGCGCAGCGGCCGGGGATATTCACGGAACCTTTGCTCGGTTCCATCTAGAAACCGCAGCACGCATGTCGAGTGTTCGATTCTTCGGCTCGCCGGGTATTGCGCAACCGCTCCTGTTTTGAGAAGTGGAAAGTCGCTCATTTTAGGTTTCGCTCATCACGCCGCCCAGTGCGTGCCCATTAAGAATTGCCTCTCGTACCGCCATGGCGATGTCGTCGCTGTGGTCCAGGAAGGACCGGCTGTCCATGGCCTGTACCTGGATTGTAATCGCCGGTGCGAAGAACGGAGCCGTCGCGTTTTGCGCCCGCGGCAGTCCGTACTGGTCGTAGCTGGTCGCCCGGATCGGCTGCCCCTGCCACGCTGCGGAAGCGCCCTCAAAGTCAACCGGCGGCGGCGCCGTGTACTCTGCCAGCGCCGCTGGTTCGGAATTGCCTCCCCCAGTGAACAAGCCCACGATTCCCGAAACCAGCGACACCAGGCCCGCTCCCCCCAGCAGCGACTTGGCGGCCGATTGCGCAATCTCTCCCGCCCCGCCGCCAGTCTTCGAGGCCACGCTGCTCACCACCGCTAGCGTGTTCTCGCTCACCGCATTGGATTGAAGCTGGACCACGCTCCCCAGTTGCTCCAGTTGACTGATAACCGTTGCCGCGCCGTCCGCGAAATCTTTGGCCACGGAGGCGAGCGTCGTTTGAGCCACCTCCCACGGCGTCGTTGTCCCGGCGCTCTGTATCCCCAGCGCACCCAGAATCGTCTGTTCCATATCACTCATTCGGGCTGCTCCCCTCCGCCATCGCTTCTCTTTCCAGCGTGCTGAAAGCGTCCAATTGCCTCGCGGTTAGCTCCTCGTGACTTCTCTTGCCTGCGAATCTCCACGCGTAGTATTCCGCCAGGCACGCCGCGCTCTCCGCCGTGATGAGCGGCTTCGGACAACTCGTCGCAACCATGTGTTTGCGCGCCCAAACCACGCTCTCCGGCAGTTCTGCCGTGCGTGTCGTGAATCCGCACCGGCGCTTCGTTTCCAAGCCGGCCGCCCTGCATGTCTCGCACTTCCACTTGGCTTGGTCCGAGAACTGGAAATGGAAGGCGAGGATCAGTTTTTTCTTTCGGCCTCGGTCAGGCCGCACTCCGCCTTGACCGCCGCGATGATCTCCCGGCACAGATCCTCCGGGCCTGCCGCCGCCAGACTCTCCGGAGTGGCTTTCTCGCCGTCCAGGTCGAGGCCCGTCACCTCCTCGATCCCCCACAGGAGGTAGATCCGGTTCACCTCCGTCGCCAGCAGTGCTGCTTCCAGGGTTTCCCGCGGATCGTTTCCGGCCTGCAGGAATTCCATCTTCTGGAGCAAATCCCGCAAGCGCCGCGTCAAATCGGCCCGCCTCTCCAGGCTCATTCGCCGGATGGTGAAGCCGGCTCCGGGGTGCGTCTGGGACATGACTGTTTTTCGGCTCTCGTAATTCATGCTCTTATCCGAAAGCCACTGCCATTTCGTCGTCCACCGTGCCCTGCGCCCGGCACCCTCGGAACTTCCAAAGCAGGCGCGTCTCGCTGTCGTCGAATTCGGGCGTTTCCGGGATCACGCTCTTCAGGTACATCCCGAAGAGCTGCCCCGTTTCCTGGCCCAACTGGAGCATGACCTCAATGGGAGAACGCTGGCGAGCCGCCTGATACAGGCTCTTGGTGGCGTCGTCCTCCCTCCCGAACAGGTCCATATCGAGCGTCACCGAGCGCGTTCCCGCCGCGAAGCATCGTGGCGTCGTTGCGCCGAATTCGCGCGCTCTCATGTCCAGGCCGTTCTTCAGCGTGATGGTCGCATCGGTGATTGTGAAATACCTGTCGGGAGCGCTTCCCATCCACATCTGGCCCAGGTGCCCGGGAATGATCGTGTAGTCGAACCCGCCTTCTGCCGGCTCCGCTGGGAAGCTGTCCAGTCCGCCTTGCCCCTGGGCGAAGCTCCCGGAGTCGATCAGGTCCTTCGCAGTTCCGCTGAACTGGAACTCGTGATAGTCTCCGTTCACCTGGATCTGCATTTTGTCGATAGCCGCCCCGCACAGGATCCTCTGGATGGCTTCTTCCGGCGACCAATAGTCGAAGATGCTTGTGCTCTTCAGTTGGGTCGCCGGCTGATACGTGACGGTGCGCCCGATGGGAGAGCCTTCGCTGGGCGCAAAACTGAAGGCGGCGTTTAACAGGACCGTCTGCTCGTCCACGATCGCCGTGGCGAAACGGATCTCGCCTCCGAAGGCAACCGCCTGGCCGGCCGTCAGCCCGTGTGGGCCGGCCAGCGTCAGGATTCTGTCGGCGGACCCGGCTCCTGCCACGCCTCCGTTGAAAACCAAAGGACCGCCGCCCAGCGCGGCCTGGAACAATGGAGCGTATCCCGGTTGTCCGGCCTCGCCCGTCCAGGCAGTCATGTAGCTGCGCACATCGAATGTTGTTTGTTTGCGGAGATTCACCGGCAAGCCCAGGAAAGTCCTCGTGCCCGTCTTGTCTTTCCTGACCGGTTTGTCCGTCGCGTGTTTGACCGTCAGCTTTACCGCCGGAAACCGGTCGCTGCTCGCGATTGCGGGAACCGTCCCGTAAGCTGTCTCGGTCGCTGAATAGAATCGGTTGTTGTTAGACGAAATGTAGCAAGCCATGAGTTCCCCTGGACCTTCTTAGCCGATGCTGACATCGACGTCGAAGGTCACTCTTGCCGACTGAATGAAGTTCTTTCCGCCGTGCTTTACGACGCCGAAAACCACCTCGTACCCGCCCGTGTAGTACATCCCTCCGCCCCAGTTGCCGCGCTGCAGGTCGAGCACGTTCGTAGCCGCCTCCGCGTACAGCTCAATTAGCCGCCCAACATCCTCCAGCCTGTCCCGGGAAACGCGGACCGTCCTGAACTTCTCGCGCTGGTTGTTCTTGAGTTTTTCGCAATAAACGTAAAAGACCGGATACTGGACTCCCGCGCTTCGTTCGGCTAGGTCGGCCGCGATGTTTTGCGCGAGGACCTGGATTGTTCCGATCTCCACCGTTCCGATGTTGTCGCGGCTGGCGATGGCGGCCAGACAGGCCGGGAGGCCGGTCGGCGCCCTCAGCATTCCCGCCACCGCGGTCGAGACTGCATTCGCTACTTGGGCCACTTTGTCTATCCCCTTTGCAGCCGGCGCTCAAAGCGCTTATAGAACTCCGGCGGTTGACCGTCGTTGGGCTTTTTCCCGTTGACCATGCCGGCGACCCCCATCACCCATTGCGCGCCGATGGCGATGGGCGAGATGTTCTGCATTTGCAGGTTTTCGAGTTCGAGGCCCGCGTAAACGTTCCAGCTTCCGGCGTTCGACGGAGCTGCTGTTGCCTCTGCCCCCAGCGCCTCGCCCTGGGACGCAGTCAGCACCGCCAGGTCGCTGGGGCAGCCTTCCGCCCCGCTGCCGCTGACCCACGCCGCCCTCACCCAATAGGTCGCCGCCGCCGCGTTGCTTCTCGTGACGGCGCTCAGGATCGGCGCCTCCGCCTTCGCCACCGGTTCTCCCACCATCCCCACGCCGGTTTCGAACAGGCTCAGGCGGGCCCACGTAGCCAGCCGTTCGTACTCGTTCCACTTGCCCTGATAGCGGTCGTTGAGGTGGCTGCTGTACCCGTCCCGGTACGCCAGGGCGAGTGTTCGAAACGTGTGCCATAACTGGAGAGGCCGAGTCACAACCACTCGCCCCAGCCCCTCGGGAACCTCCTGGGACATCCGGGTCGTTAGTTCGACTTCCACTTCCCGCTTCGCCAGGACCAGTTTTTGCGAGAGGTCAATGCCCTCGGTGGATGCCAGGTCGTAAATGCCGCTCTCCCAGCCCCTCAGCTCTTCCAGTGTCGAGATTGTCCCGTCCGTGAATAGTGCCATCCTCTCCCCTCATTCCTGGTTTCCAGGCGTTAGCCCTTACGCCTTTATGCCTTTGACTGCGGCGGGCTTCTTCGGCTCGGGCTCCGACACCACCGTGACCTGAATGCGGCTGGCCACGGCCGCTCTCTCTGCTAGGCGTTGTTTCTCCACACAGTCTTCGCGAAACGCCTGCGCCTCTTCGGTCGTCGCCTGCCGGGCGCTGCTTTCCACAATCAGCCTCGCCGCAATCGCGCGCGGGACTTCCGTCACTACCCCGGCCCGGCCTCCGTCGGGAGTCTCCAGGCTCACGATCACAGGGTGAACCTCTTCGATCCCTGATTCGGTCTCCCGCAACTTCTGGTAGTACACTTTGAGATCCATATATGCTCTCCGGGTCCCCCGGGACCCCGGCCCGCGGGCCGGGGCCCAGGGGCAGCCTGTCTTAGCTGTTCACCTGAACGCCGAACGCGTTGCGCAGCACGCCCGCTCCGTACAGCACATCCACCGTGAATTGCTGCGCCAGAGTGTTGGGCTGGTAGCTCATCACCACCCGCATGCCGAAGTTGCCCATCTCGGCGTAATCGGCGATGGCGCCCGTCCCCGGCAGGGGTTGCGGCAGCCTCCGCACCACCAAGCCCAGGGCGCTTCGCGCAAAGGCCAGGTTGTGGGTCGCAATCGGTCCGCCGCCCGTCTTCTTCACGAACTGCGACCGGAACACGTAGAAGTCCTTGATCTTTCCCACCGAGCCCTCCACCAGGGCCCGCAGTCCGGCTTCACCCACCGTTCCGTACTCGCTGAAACGCGGAATCTGCCTCAACTGCGAGTAGGTGGCCGAATCCACCACCAGGTACTTTGGCTCGCTCGTGGGCACCTTGGCTTCGAACAGCGCTGTCTCGGCGGAGTCCACCGCGGCCTCGCTGATCGCAATGCCCGCCGATCCCGCCGGAGTGTTGGCGGTGAAACTGGCGTACAGCCCCAGCAGATCGGTCTCGATCTTCTCGGCCAGGGCCACCAGGGCCGGCTGCATGTAGAGTTTGAGCAGATCCGGAACCGCCAGAATCTTGGTCACGTCCGGTATCTGGAACGTCGCTTCCGCGTGCGTGTTGAGCACGATTTGCGCGTTGCCCAGGCTCGGGTTCTGCGCTTGAACCGTCCCGCCTTCCGCGAGATTGTTCGCGACCAGGACCGGAGGGATCGGCACGTTGACCGTGTCTCCCGCTGTGCCCAGTACGGGCTCGAAATCGCGATTGACCAGGTTGCCCATGATGAGGTTCCCCATCAGGGAAGGCAGGGCGTCAACCGCCACTAACTTGACAATCGCGTTGGCCAAATTTGCTGATGTTATTGCTGGCATCCAGTTTCTCCTGTCAGTTGTAGTTTCGCCTCTGAGGGCGTCGCTTTCTCTTCCGCGTCCGCTGCTCGCCCTACTGGCCGCCCAGTGTCCGGGAAGCAATCCTTGCTATTTCCTGGCGAACTCTGTCGAGTTCTTCAGGACTCATCCCCGGCTTGATCCCGTCCAGATCCACCGTCGCGATATGCGCCGGAGGACTTTTCGGAGCCGCCGTGATTCCCGACCCTCCCAGATTGCGGGCCGGAAGAAATTCCGGGTTCTCGTTGACGAACTGGCTTAGGTACTCCCGCAGGTTCACCGTCCCGCGTTCGCTTTCCGCCACCAGCCGGCCGTCTTCCGCGCGCCGAACGTCGTCGCGGACCGCTTTGAACGCCAGGTCCACCTTGGTCACGCCCAGCTTCTGCAATTCCGTTCGGATGCTGGCGTTGCGCTCGGCTTCCTCGGCTGCCTGACGGCTGCGCGCGTTCTCCTGGACCAGTTCGTTGACTCTCCGCTCCAGTTGCTCCCGCCGCTTCCGCTCGTCGATCAGCTCGTTCTTGTAAGCCGGCTCGGTTTTGGCCGCCTCTTTTTTCGTGTATTCTTCGATTGCGTCGCGGATGATTCCGCGTATGTCCGTTCCAGCTTCTGCCGTCTTCACGGCGGTTTCTTTGACGCCTTCTTCCATCCCTTTTCTCCTTTGCCTTATGACCGGTCGCACCACTCGTCGATCTCGCCGACGATCTTGTCCTTGATCTCTTGCCGGACGTCGCAGAGGTACTTCAACGAGAGCTTCTTCAGCACCTGCTTGCGCAGAGTCTTGGAGCCGGTCCCCAGGTCCAAAAGCTTCACCGCGTCTGCCAGTTCGCCACTGAAATCGCCGATGTCGAACTCGTCGAGCCCCGATACGTCAACCGTCAGCCCGTCCTCCCGGGTCGCTTCGATGGCGCGCAGCACGCGCTTCATCGTGTCCTTTGCCGCGTCCCCGTACGCCCGCAGCACTTCCTGCGTGACGGTGAAATCCCTCTGTTTGCTGAGCCCCGTCTGCTGCGACGCGCTCGAAAGCCCTCCGCCCGCCTGGGTCATCAGGTAACAGACGCGATAGATCTCGTCCTTCAGCCGGTTCAGGTTCTCGGCCGCCAGTTGGTAGACTTTCCCTTCCGGTTCGGTCCAGCCGAAACGGTCCTGCGGCCCGAGTTGGATGTAGTAGGACTCTCCTACGATCTGGTTCCACTCGCGGTCGGAGTAAATCACCGGCGAGGCGAACAACCCCATGGTGAGGGCCCACGAAAGCGAATTGGACTTGTTGAAGTGCTCGAGTTGCAGCGAGGCCGCTTTGTTCGCCATCCACAGCCCGTCGCTGATTTGGAGTTGAAAGACCGGAGGCTTTCCCAGCCGCGCCATGCCGTGCCGGCCCTGATCGGTCAGTTGCGGCTTTCCCTTTTGGCCCTGGGACTCGAGCTTGCGGTATACCTCGTACGTCTCTTTGCCGTAGTACAGCCACTTCGTCTCGCGAGCCCAGGTTCCCCGGCTGTCTTCCGCCTCTCTGAGTGTGGAGGTTCGGAAGATGATCCACTCCAGCCCGCCCCGGTCGTCATGGCTCCAATTGATCGCTTCCTGCGGGCTGTACTGCATCAGGTAAGCCCTGGCCCCTCCGGCCGCCTCTTCTTCGGCGCGGTTCCGGGCGGGCGCGGCGGACTTCGGGAATTCCGTTACCACATAGGCGCTCCCGCACACCAGCGCTTCAATCAGGGCCTTCCGGAAGAAGTCCGAAAGACACGTCCCGCTCAAGTCGCAGTCCTCGACGAACTCGTTGTAGAAGGCCTTGGCGGTTTCATTGGGCCCCTCGAAACTGAGAATTGGCTCGCGCCGGAACAGCGTGGCCGCGTACCAGTCCACGATTGACCCGAGGTAGTTCTCGTAGAAGACCCGGTGCAGCCGCTCGTAGTACACGTCGGTCGGCTCCTTGTGCCGCCGGATCAGGTACTGCGTCGCATTCGCCGCGAATTGGTCTCCGCCCGCGTAGAGATCCCTGTATTGCTTCCAGGTGTCCTTCCTCCGCGTGTAGTCCGGATGCTCTTTGTCGATGTCGAACACTCGTTTCACTCCTCGCAGTGGATTCCTTAAAAAATCCGCTCTGCCCTCTCTCCGGCCTTGGCCAGCGGCCGGAACTCCCGCCAGATCAGGTATCCCAGCGCGTCGGACATGTGCGTTCTCCGCGCGTCCTTTTCCTTGTCGATCACAGCGCTGCCCGGCTTGTATCGCACCTGTTCCAGGTCCAGAATCAACTCCCGGCACTTCGGGTCGATGAACACCCGCGCCTCATCCCTGGCCGATCGCAACATCGCGTTCACCAGGTTCACCCTCTCCCGAACCTCGGGATTGGCCTGGGGGATCCTGTAACTGGCCGACTTGTAGCCCCCCTTCGCCAGCGCCTGCCTTACCATTTCGAAGTCGCTCGATCCCGTCGTTTGTCTGTGCGCCCCTGACGCATCTCCGTAGACCACCACTCCGCCCCTGTGGTTCGGATGCCTTTCCAGAAACTGCCCGCAAACCTCCGGCGTGGTGGCTCGCCCCATCCAGATTTCATCGATCACCCGCAGCACGCCATCTTTCACCTGAGCCACGATCGAACACATCGGATCTACGTTGCGGCGCTTCCGCCGCCAGCTCGCTGGCCGCCAGGTTCCGCTGCCGGTCGAAGGCGTAGTAGACCTGTCCCTCGCCTACGCAGAGATATTTCCCCAGCACTTCCTGCGCGAAGAACTGCCCGTCGTAGCTCCGCTTCAGCCTCTCGTAGTAGTCCGGCACTTTTTCCAGCAGGTGCCGGTTCTCGTAAGGTTCGGCGATCGTTACTCCATATCCCTCGACCGGCTGGTCCATGAATCTCCGGTACACCCAGTCGAAGCCCTTGGGGGTCCAGACCGCGAATCCGCACAGCCGTTGTGCTTCCGGATCGCGCAGCCGCCCCTCCAGCCGCAGCCAGGCTTCCTCCGCCGTGTACGTCAGCTCGTCCAGCCCGAACCAGGCCAGGTTTGTGCCCCTCAGCCGCTCGTAATCGTCCACCGGCCGGAAGATGATGCGCGAGTTCGTGTCCGTCATGACTAGTACGTTTTCCGCCTTGTGATACTCGTGCGGGATCTGGTCCCTGCCGAGTATTTCGAACAGCGTGCGCTGTGTCGCGTCTCGCAGCAT